GGTTCGTCTCGACACACACGGGAAATCGGGGAGAAAAAACATGAAAAAAGCGGAGTTGGCCCAGCCTAAGACCGAGATGGTCCAGACTAAGCCGAAGAAAGCACCGACTAAGTCGGAGAAGACCGCGACAAAGAAGACCGCTTCGTCAAAATCGAAGAAAACGACCACGTCGCAGAAGTCTTCAACAACGAAAACGCAGAAAACACCTGCGAAGAAAAAGAAAGCACCTGCTAAGACCAAAAAAGCAGAGCCGAAGCCGCAGCTGAGCGCAGAGGACATCGAATTCAATCGACTTTGGGACCTGTATTCATACATCCCGGAGAACACAAGGGAACTTTATCGCGGAGTTATCCGGGAAGCTGCCAGATTGAAGATCCTGTGCGATGAACTGTGGGACGATATAAACAAGAACGGAAAATTCGAGGAGTGGGTGAAGGCTGGCGAATCTTATCAGAGGGAAAGAGACGCGAGCAAGTCTTACAGAGATGCAAACAGACTTTATCAGTCCATCATCAAGGATCTGGAGTCGAAGCTCCCTGCTAAGACAGAAAAACCGAAAGCCTTCTCGAAGTTAGACGATGACTGATTATATTCGGGAATACTACCAGGCGATCAAGGAAGGCTCGATCGTAGTCGGTCAATGGATCTTGCTTCTTTATGAACACATAATCAAGGGACTTGAAAACAAGTCCTTTTTTTATGATCCGAAAAAAGCAAACAGGGCGATCAAGTACATTGAGAACTACTGCCACCACTCGAAAGGCCGTAATGACCTCATAAAGTTGGAGCTCTGGCAGAAGGCTCTTGTCTCGGTAATCTTCGGAATACTGGACGCGAATGGTTTCCGTCAGTTCCGCGAGATCCTTCTCGTAATGGGAAGAAAGAACGGGAAGTCACTGTTCGCAGCAGCGATCATGGACTACGTCGCTTTTCTCGATGGAGAGTATGGAGCGGAAATCTACTGTCTGGCTCCTAAACTTGAACAGGCCGAGATCGTGTATTCATGTTTCTGGCAAATGTGTCAGGCTGAAGAAGACACGAGAGAGAAGATCCAGGCAAGAGGTCGAAAAAACGACTACTTTATCGAAGAATCGAACACGATCATCAAGAAGATCGCGTTTAATGAAAAAAAGTCCGACGGTTTCAACCCTCACTTAACCGTTTGTGACGAGGTCGCTTCCTGGGTAGGTGACAAGGGAAAGAAACAATACGAAGTTATGAAGTCAGCTGTCGGTTCTCGTAAGCAGCCGATCATCTTGAGCTGCACGACATCGGGCTTCGTAAACGAGGGAATCTATGACGAATTAGTCATGCGAGGAACTCGAGTCCTTTTGGGAGACTCTAAAGAGAAAAGACTTCTCCCGGTGCTCTACATGATCGACGATGTCGACAAGTGGAACGATATTAACGAGCTGGCAAAGTCGAACCCGAACCTCGGTGTCTCGATCACGGTCGACTATATGCTCGAAGAGATTGCTATCGCGGAGGGCTCGCTCAGTAAGAAGAGCGAGTTCATGACGAAGTATTGCTGCATCAAGCAGAACTCGTCTCAGGCTTGGCTCCCGACGAAGGCGATCGAGAAAGCAAGTGGAGAACACTTCGACATGGAAGACTTCAAGTCGAAGTATTGTGTCGCAGGAATCGACTTGTCACAGACGACAGACTTGACAAGTGCCTGCTTGTTAATTGAAGACAAAGAAGAGCTATATGTCATCAGTCACTTCTGGATGCCTTCCGAGAAGCTCTCGGATGCAATCGCAAGGGACGGCATACCATACGAAGAAATGATAGAAAAAGGGTTTCTTACGTTGGCAGGTGATAACTTCGTTGATTATCACTCAGTTTTTGACTGGCTCGTCAAGGCCGTGAGGGAGTATGAACTTCTTCCGCTGGTCGTGGGATATGACCGCTATTCGAGTCAGTATCTCGTCCAGGACTTGAACGGGTTCGGGTTTAAAACAGATGACGTATATCAAGGACACAACCTCACACCCGTCATCTACGAGTGCGAGGGTTTAATGAAAGACGGAAAGATCCACATCGGAGACAACAGTCTTTTGAAGGTCCATCTTCTCGACTCAGCTATTGAGTCCGATACAAGAACACAAAAAGTCAGATTGAAGAAGCTGTCGCAGAGGTGCCACATCGACGGAACCGCTGCACTTTTGGATGCGCTCTGTGTGCGTCAGAAGTATCACAGTGAATACTCTGACAGATTAAAGAATTAGGAGACTAAAAATGGGATTTATTGACCGCATACTTGGACGGAGCCCGAAAGCCGTCGAAGTAATCAAAGCAGCCGAGACGCTCAAATTTGTGAGCGGTTATGAGCCCGTCTTCCGTGACTGGCGCGGTGAGATCTACGAGTCTTTACTTGTCCGCGCTGCTATTGATGCAAGAGCGAGACACGCATCAAAGCTCAAGATCAATATAAAAGGAACGGCAAAGCCTGACTTATCCGCAAAGCTCATGCGAAGACCTAACCCGTGGCATACATGGAGTCAGGAGCTTTACAGGATCAGCACGATCCTCGACTGTTGCAACAACTGCATCATCGTTCCGATCTATGACAACAACAAGGACCTCAACAAGATCGGAATCTATGCAGCACTTCCGACTCAGTGCACCATCGTGACCTATAAAGATGAGCTCTGGCTGAAGTATAAGTTCATGAACGGACGACAGACTGCAGCCTGTCGACTCAACGAGTGCGCGATCCTGACCAGGTACCAGTTCAAAAACGACTTCTTCGGTTCCGATCAGTCCTGTCTCGATGAAACGCTCGACCTGATGTCCATCACAAAGCAGGGCATCAAGGAAGCCGTCAAGTCGACAGCCGGATATAAGTTCATGGCGAAGCTCTCGAACTTCTCGAAGGCTTCCGACTTACAAGCTGAGCGCGAATCGTTCTCGGAAGCTGCTTTCGGTAAAGAGGCAAAGAAGAGCGGAGTCCTGCTCTTCCCGAATACCTATAACGACATTAAGCAGATAGACATCAAGCCGTTTACACCTGATAAGGATCAGATGGAACTCATTAACAATAACGTTTACTCGTACTTTGGAGTTAATGAGGACATTCTGATGAACAAAGCAGCCGGTGATGCCTGGTCTGCTTTCTATGAAGGCGCGATCGAACCGTTCGCGATCCAGTTGTCGGAAACATTGACGAGTGCTCTCTTCTCTGACAGAGAGGTCTCGATCGGATCATTAGTCGTATTTACTGCAAACCGCATCGCATACATGACTTTCGCAGATAAGCTCGCATACGTTGAAGGTCTCGGAGACCGAGGGATGCTCTTCATCGACGAAGGTCGTGAGGTCTTCGACCTGCCTCCGCTCCCGGATGGTCAGGGCCAGAAGCTCATGGCTCGCGGTGAGTATTACGACGTTTTAAAACAGGAGGATGAATCATGATAAGAGAGGACAGAGAATACCGCTCTTTTGACATTCAGAAGAGAGCGAAGCAGGAAGGCGAGGAGTCTTCCTATCTTGTAGAAGGATATGCTTCGACTTTTGAGGAGTATGACCTTTACGAAGACGACAATGTCATTTACAGAGAACGAATCGAGCCCACGGCTTTCGATGAAGCAGATCTCTCGGATGTTGTTTTCCTTATTGACCACACAGGCCGTGTCTATGCAAGAACTAAGAACGGAACCGTGACACTCAGTATCGACGATGTCGGTTTCTTCCAGAAGACAGACCTGTCAAAGACATCTTCTTCTCGTGCTGCTTATGAAGACATCGAAGCCGGCAATTATTATCAGATGTCATTTGCTTTCACTGTTGCAGAAGACAGATATGAGGAGAAGAGATCGGAAGGTCAGAAGACCATCTATACAAGGATCATCGACCGCATCAAAAAGGTCTATGACATATCAGCAGTATCTTTCCCTGCTAACCCCACGACAAACATCGGAGTGGCTACAAGAGCAGCTTTCGACGGAGCGATCGAAAAGCTGACAGCGGAGCGACTGGAATCTGAAGCGCACCGAAACGAGGAAGCAAGAAAGAGACTCGAACTCAAACTTAAATTAACGGAGGAATAAATCAATGACTATTGATGAGATGACTCTTGAGCAGGTCGAAGCAAGAAAGGCCGAGATCAAGGCCCTCGTAGACGGCAACGTTGAGGGAAGTGACTTCGAGGCTCTTTCCGCAGAAGTTGACCAGCTCGAAGCAAGAAAAGCGTTCCTCATCGACGAACAGCGCAAGGCTGACACGGCTGCTGTCCTCGAAGGTGCAGGTGACGACGTAACAACAGACATTTTACCGAAGGAGGGTAAATCAATGACAAAGACACTTAAGGAAATCAGAAGCTCTAAGGAGTACATGGACGCTTTTGCTGAGTACATCAAGGCAGGATGCAAGGATGCTTCCGAGCTCAGAATGATCCTCTCTCAGAACGCAGAGAGCGACGGTCAGATCTCAGTTCCTACAATCGTAGAAGAGAAGATCCGCACAGCATGGGAGAAGAGTGAACTCTTCTCAAGAGTTGGAAAGTCCGAGATCAAGGGCAACCTTGCAATCGACTTTGAAATCTCCGGAACAGACGCAGTCATCCACGAGGAAGGCGACGATGCACCCGACGAAGAGGAACTCGAATTCGGTACAGTCACACTCGTTCCTAAGAACATCAAGAAGTGGATCTCCGTTTCTGATGAGGTTATGGATCTCCGTGGTGAGGCTTTCCTCGACTATATCTACGATGAGCTTTCTTACAAGATCGTCAAGAAGGCTGAGCACGTTGTAGTCGCAAAGATCGTTGCAGCTGTTGGTGCTTCCACATCCACAAGACCTGGACAGGCTTCCGTTTATGCTGCTGTCGGTCGTGCTGGTGTCGTTGATGCTATTTCTTGCATCTCTGACGAAGCAGAAGACCTTTGCATCATCATGAACAGAAGAACATGGGGCCAGTATGAGGCAACAAGAACCCTCAACACTCTCGATCCGTTCGCAGATCTCCCTGTTGTATATGACAGCTCCCTCAAGGCTTACGACGTAGCTGACGATGGAGATCCTTATGCAATCGTTGGTGATCTCGGCTTCGGTGCAAGAGTAAACCTCCCGAATGGCTTCAACGTTAAGACAGTCATCAACGAAGACGGCCCTGCTGATAAGGTTAAGATCACAGGAAAGCTCTTCGCTGGCATCGATGTCATCGCTGTCAATGCGTTCTGCGCTATTCTCAAGGGCGACGCTCCTGAGTCTTGATAAGAAATCGGTGGAGGCTATCTCGCAAGGGATAGCCTCGGCCTTAACAGGAGGATAACATGACAAAAGATCAACTCGTGGCAGCTTGCAAGCTGGCTTGTAGAATCAGCTCCACATCATTAGACTCTGAGTTTAGTGACTTGATTGATGCTGCCTTCAAGGATCTGGAGATCTCCGGTGTCGCTGACATTAACGGTCAGCCTTACACCGTCGACAACTCCGATCAGCTTGTCATCACTGCTGTTAAAACCTACGTTAAGCTGCACATGGGCGACCTGCTCGACTCCACGGAAGCAGAGAGACTCACAAAGTCTTACTGGCTCCAGGTGGCGACTCTCAAGATGCGGACACACTCCTCATCTAATATCCCGGAGGATGAGTCATGAATAAGATCATCGACTTCTCGCTCTTAACCGAGACGGGAACACAGGACGCGACAGGACAGACGAAAACGACCAGCGTCAAAACTGACTGCATCGGAACGTTGAAGTCCGTATATCAGAATGAATTCTACAAGGCAGCACAGGCTGGCATCAGGCCACAGGGCATCATTGAGGTGTCCTCTTTTAACTATGGTGGACAGTCAAAGCTGATGATCGGAACGAAAGAGTTCACGATATACAGAACTTTTGAAGTCGGCACTGACCGAATCGAGCTCTACTACGGAGAAAGAGTCGGGAATGGATAGCCTGACCGCTCAGATCAACGCGATCCTCGGACAGTACACATCAAACGTCAACTCAACTGTTGACCAGGTAATGAGAAGTGCTGCAAACGAGGCGAAGCGTGAGCTCACATCATTGTCTCCTGCAAGCACTGGCAAATATGCGAAGTCGTGGGCCGTCAAGCGTAGAAATGCGACATACACGGTCTACAATAAGCAGCCAGGTCTGACACACTTGCTCGAAAACGGTCACGACGTTGTGGTCAACGGAAAGAAGGTCGGAAGAGCTCCGGCTCATCCGCACATCGCTCCGGTCGAAGAGATGATAGAACGAAAGATCCTCACAGAATTGGAGAAGAAGTTATCATGACTATTCAAACACTTGTTTCACTTCTTACGGACGCGAAGTTCGATGTCCATCTCGAATCGGCTCCGGACGGTACCGTTTGTCCTTATGTCGTACTCGAAGATCCTACACAGCCCAATTTTGCAGCAGATAACGAAACATATACAGAAATCACTTCACTTCGCTTGACGTTAGTCGAGAGCGAAGTCCACGACTGGACACTCATCAACACTCTCAAGGGTGTCCTCAACAGTATTCCGCTCCCTTACAGTGCGGAGTACATCAAGGACAATACAGAGCACGTCTGTGAGGTCCGTTTTGTAATTTCATTTTTAGGAGGAATCGAAAATGCCTAATGCTGAAAAGAAAGTATTTTATGGCTTGAGAAATGTGCATTACGCGCCCCTGACTGAGTCCGAAGGTGTTTCATCTTACGGTGATGTCAAGAAGTGGCCCGGTGCAGTAAGTATCTCACTCGATCCGAATGGTAACCCCGTCATTTTTAGCGCAGATAATAGTGCTTATTACACTATCGCTAATAACAGAGGTTATCAGGGCGATTATGAGTGTGCTCGTATTCCTGACGATGTCCGTGTTGACATCTCCGGAAACGTAATCGATGACAACGGCTTCATCGTTGAGACAGACAAGGACGAGTTCGGTTATTTCGCACTCATGTTCGAGTTCGAGACCGATGTCAATGCTGATCGTTATGTATTCTATAAGGTCGGCCTTGCTCAGCGTCCTTCTGTTGCATCTGAGACAGTTGATGTCAACTCTGACATCGAACCCGGTACCGAGAAGGTCACCTTCGTTGCTATGCCTCAGATTGACGATGTCAACATCGGAGGCATCACAAAGCATCTCATCAAGGCAAAGACCAGCAAGGATGTCGACGCGACTGCATACGAGAACTTCTATCAGTCTGTTTACATTCCTTCGTTCTCTGGTGAGTCCTGATAGGATAACAACAATATGATCGGAGAGGGAGAGCCGCGCGAGTGCTCTCCCTCTTTACTTAAATGGAAAAAAGAAAGGAAAAAATGAGTATGTTCGATATTGAAAAAATGGAAATCAATGCAGCTTTTTATGAATTATTTGAGACTGTCTTCGGTGAGGACTTCTTCGATATTCTCAGTCAGATCCGTCCGACTAAGAGGATCGCATCTCTCAGATCCAGAGTGCAGATGATTTCTCTCAATGCTAAGAAGGCAAACGGTGAAACACTGACCGAGGCCGAGCAGAAGCTCCTCGAAAAGAACCCCGGAAAGTGGCAGGAACTCACGGAAGAAGAGAACGAAGAGCTCTTCGCATATAACCTCAAGGCGACTAAGCTCATGAAGAAGCACACGCCTCGAATCGCTTATATCGGAACGAAGCTCTTCAAACATGAATACAGAGGAAGCATGGAAGATTATTATTCTTTCCTTGCAGAGAATGATGCTTCTGAATTCCTCAATCCAGAAACGATGTCAAAAGTATGGGGAAAGATCCACATTGACCAGGCTCTTCCTAAGTCAGTAAAAAACGCATAAAGACCGCACAAACTACGAGACCGATGACGACCTCGCTTTTTCAGCTCCGAGCTTTAGAGCTCGGGATCAAGAAGCAGGATCTTCGGTTCTATTCGTGCGGTCAGATATTCGGTCTGCTGACCGAGAAAGAGAACGATCATTTTGACTGGCCTCGTATCGCTACACAGGCCGACATAGAAGCTCTTTTCCCCTCATAAATATGAGGTATTAAATCATGGCAGGGACTATCAAAGGAATCACCATTGAGATTGAGGGAAAGACCTCACCTCTGGTCAAGTCTCTACAAGATGTAGAATCACAGATTAAAAAGGACGACGCAGCCCTTAAAAACCTCGACAAAGCTCTCCAGTTAGATCCGACGAACGTCGACCTCCTGGCAGCGAAGGAAGCTGTCCTCGCTGACAAGACAGAAGCGACTACGCAGAAGATGGAGATCTTGCAGCAGGTACAGGCCGACGCTCTTTCCGATCTCCCGGAAGACTCCGCTCTGACAGCTGCACAGATGGCCGAACTTGAAGCAGAGATCGCAACAACGGGAAGCACACTCTCAGAATTGAGTGGTGAAGCTGACGGAGCAAGCGGAGACCTCGAAGAAGTCGGTGACTCAGCAGAAGAAGCAGGACAGGAAGTCGAAGACTCGTCTGAGTCTTTCGAAGGTCTTGGTGAAGCTGCAGCTGTCGCTGGTGAGGTTGCCGTCGGAGCGATGGAAGCCGTCGCAGTTGCGGCTGCTGCCGTAAGTACCGCTGCCGTGGCAGCAGGTACCGCGATCGGTACCGCTTTCGTCAATGCGACGATGGAGACATCAAAGCTCGCAGACGAGCTCGATACATTGTCAAGCGTCACGGGACTGTCGACCGACACGATCCAGGAATTGAACTACGCGAGCGAATTGCTCGACGTTGACACTCAAACTGTCACAGGCTCGATGACTAAGCTCTTGAAGAGTATGTCGTCAGCTGCAGACGGTTCCGCGAGTGCTCAGAAGAAATTCTCTGATCTCGGCATAAGCATCTACGACACTGAAGGCAATCTCAGAAGCACCGAAGACGTGTTCTGGGATGTGGTCGACGTTCTGGGTACCTATCAGAACGAGGCCGAGCGTGACGCAGCAGCGATGGAGCTCTTCGGACGCTCAGCTCGTGAACTTAACCCTCTAATTGAGGCAGGTTCCGACACGTTCCGTCAGCTCGCTTCGGAGGCTCAAGCGGTCGGATATGTCATGAGCTCGGAGACTGTCGACGCTTTCGGTGCTCTCGATGACAATATGGTCCGAATGACAAACACGGCTCAAGCTGTTGAGCAGTCTTTCGGTCAGGTATTGCTTCCACTTCTGACAGATATGAGCGGAGATGCGGTCGACCTGATGGGCGACTTCTCCGGTGCTCTTTCTGGAGCCGGTGGAGACATCGACGCAATCGCAGGGATCATCGAACAGTTTGCTCCTCGTGCGGTGGAACTCGTGGAACAGTACATCCCGAAGATCCTCACCGTGGTCGAGTCAGTTTTCGGAGCTTTGATACCGCTACTCGGAAAAATCGCGCCCCAGCTCATCATTATGCTGGGAAATTTGCTCAAGTCAGTCGCAAATTCGATCGCAGAAAACAGTGACGATTTTGTCACGGCTTTCAATTCGCTTTTTGAGTCCGTGGTACAGAGTGCGATGACCTTGTTGCCGACTCTGATTCCGCTCGCGATCTCAATCATCGAGACATTAGTCACCACGCTCTTAGATCCTGCAAATATCCAGATGATAATCGACGGAGCCCTGTCGATTATCATGTCACTGACAAATACTCTCACGAATGAGAGTAATTTGATGATGATGATAAATGCAGCGACTACTCTGATAATGAGTCTCCTCGAAGGACTGACTTCTGCGCTTCCGGTATTGATCCCGGCTGCGCTCGATGCGGTCCTCACCGTGGTCGACACGCTCCTGTCGAGCGGATGTCTGGCACAGATCATATCTGCTGCGCTGACCTTGATCTTGACGTTGTCGAATTCGCTCATTGAATATCTGCCTCGTCTGATCGCACGTCTCCCGGAGATAATCATCGGCATCGTCGAATTTTTGACGGGTGACGCGCTTCCTGAAATCATCAATGCCGGAGTCGTTCTCCTGACCAGTCTTGTCACACATCTTCCTGAGATAATCGTCGCGGTCGTAGAGGCCCTGATCGAGCTCGTCGCTGGTATGTGCGAATATATCACGACAGACGGAGCAGAAGACCTCGCGAAGAACTTCCTCGCAGTCTTCGGAGCCTTAAGTGAAGACGCGGTCACATGGGGCAAGGACATCATCCAGGGCTTGATTGACGGTATCGGAAAGATGATCGGCAATCTGACAAAGAAGGTCTCTTCTGTTGCGAAGACGATCGCTGATTATCTGCATTTCTCGGTACCTGACAAGGGACCTCTCGCAGATTTCGACACGTCAGGCGCGGACATGGTCGAAGAGTTTATTGACTCAATGAACTCGAAACAGAGCGACCTGCAGAAAGCGGTCAACAGCATGGCGAACGTTATCGGATCTGATACCGACTTCAATCTCGCAACACAGAGTCACGTTCAGCAGACGGTCGACTACACAGGCGGTCTTTCAAGAATTGAACAGGCTATCACGGGATCAGTCGCAGCTTCCGGTGCTTCCGAAGCGACAACGATGATCTTCCCGATCTATATCGGAGGAGAGCACATCGACACGATTGTCCTCGATGCTGCGGACCGTAACAACTACTTAACGGGAGGACACTAACTCATGTTAGGTAATTATTTGAAATTCAACAACGAAGTCTTTCCTAACCCTCTGACACCGACAACGTCCTCAAAGACCATCGAGAACGTCACGCAGTCAGAGGCAGGAACAGACCTCGTCTGTATAGTAAGGCCGAGCAAGAAGACTTGGTCTTTTTCATTCAATCTTTCACCTGGCACGAAAGCGACGCTCGAAGCATTGTGTCAGGATGAATCGACACAGATGGAATACATGGGAATTACTTACAAAGTCCGCGTGAGGGACTTCCAGGAGAAGCTCGTCGAGGGCTCCGAATGGTTATCCACGGTCAACGGGCTTTATGAGTGTTCCGTTAAAGTCACGGAGTTCTAAAAATGTATAATGTTACACCGGCATATATCACAAAGATGCTGGATGAAGTCCAGACACATAAGCTCTCCGGAACGATCGACGGAATTCCGTTCTCTGACACGGATGTAATCGGAGTTAATTACTCGAACAAGTGCGCGGACAAGAAGGTTCAGCTCGGCTCCGTATATATCGGAATTTTGAAGCTGACTTTTCTGACCGACCTTTTAAACCGTGGCACATACAGAGGAAAGAAGATCGTACTCACAGACTCGCTCCTGACAGGCTATGACGAGAACGAAGATCCGATATGGGAATCAGTCCCGATCGGTGAGTTCTACGTCGCAGAGGCACTCTGGACGGCTGCAGGAGTCGATGTCACGGCTTACGACGTAATGTCGAAGTTAGATGAAAAGATCAACGTCGACCAGACGAGCAGCAAGATCTTCGGCTTCTGTTCTTACATCGCACAGGAAACGAATACCGTTTTCGGAATGACTGAAGAAGAGTGTGAGCTGCTTCCGAACGGAACCGAGGTTCTTTCTCCCTATGAGGAGAACAACATCGAGACCTTCCGCGACCTTCTGAGTGCTATCGCTCAGATGATCGGAGGCTTTGCGACAGCTAACCGAGACGGCTCCTGGAAGATAAGACCATTTGAAAACAATTCCGTCGTGTCTATTCCGAAGAACCGAAGAGCGTCAGGGACTTCGTTCTCTGATTACGAGACATATTATGACACCGTTCAATTCACCGACTTGACGACTGACATGGTCCACTTCGTCGGTGACGATGACGGTCTCATAATGCAGCTCGAGTCTCAGCCGTTCTTACAGTATGGAACATTTGACGCAAAACAGAGAAGAGCGCAGAACATTGTCGACTCGATCAAGAGGATGACATACACACCTTTTAAGGCGAAGATGCTCCCTGCGTTTATTGCTCTGGACTTGGGCGATGTCATCACGCTCGTCGATGACTATTCCGGAGAAGACAGTTCCGGATGCGTCATGATGATGACGTATAACTACAACAAGTCGGTCGACATCCAGTGCTTCGGAGATAACCCGAACCTCAGAAGCGGACAGAGTAAGACCGACAAGAACATAGTCGGCCTGTTAAATCAGACCACACAGAACGAGGTCACATATTACAACTACGAGAATCTTGAGCCTATAACATTCGGCTCGGAGCATGAAGTCACGATCGCGAGCTTGCACTTTACAGCCGCACAGACCACGACAGTCAAGATCATGCACGAGTTCATTATGGATATGCTCAAGGATCTTCTTATCGATGGATCATACGAGCTTAGATATTACTACGACGACGCTCTTGTAAGTTATAAACCTTATGAGAGGCTCTCTGGACTTAATATCACGACTCAGATTCCGAACCCCGATCCGGAAGAGTCAGGATCAGGAGGGACGGAACCAGTCAGAGCAGACATCGATCCTGTCGACTTGAGCATCACGAGAGACTTCTTTTATGTTTTGAAGAACGTCACTCCGAACATTCGTCACAGCTGGGAAGTTAAGATCCTCGCGCATGGTATCGAAGAAGTCGAGATCGACAGAGGCCACGCAAGGATCACGCTCGAAGGTCAGCGTCTATACGGTGAAGAATACTTCTCCGGATATATCGAAGCAGAAGACGACCTCAGACTCATCAACATCGGATATGTGGATCTTGTTTCTATTACAGACGAGCCGGTTGTCAGTACTTCAGCTGCTCTTAGGAACGAATGTCTTGATGATGTCGTTCTGATCGATGTTGGAGTCGTCGCACCGATGACGATCGTGGAAGGTACCGGAGCACTCGCTCCTCATGTATATCTTGAGAGCGGTCTGTTCCTGGCAGATGAAGACGATGTCATTCTCGCTACTGAAGACGATTATAGAATCGTCGGATCTTAATGATGGAGGAATTACAAAATGCCTGATGACAGAATAAAAATCTCGGCTTTACCGAGTGCGCTGTCTTTAAATAACACAGACGTTCTCGCGATCGTGCAGGGTATGAACGAGGGAGAAACGAAAGTCTCACGAAAGGCTGCACTGACGATTCTTGCAGCTCATCTGCTCGAGGTAATGACTTATAACAATCTCTCGACAGCTGACAAGACCATAGTCGGAGCTGTCAATTCCCTTTTAAGCAATTTCGCAGACTCTTATGATGACACTTCGACATATGATGTCGGAGACTGCGTCATTTATAACGGTGTGCTCTATCAGTGCAACACAGCGATCACCGTTGCGGAAGCATGGGACGCTACTCACTGGACACAAATCAAGGCCGTCGACGCAGGTGCAGGTGGTTTTTCAATCGATGTCATCGCTGACGAGTATGACAGCTCATTGACCTATGCGGTCGGTGATTATGTCATCTATCAAGATCAGCTCTATAAGTGCAACACAGCAATCACATCACCGGAAGCATGGACAGCTGCTCACTGGACACTGACTCAGGTCGGTCCGCAGCTGCAGACGAAAGCCGACAGGACAGCTGTCGATGAAGCGATTGAAAATCTTCTTCCTGTTGGTAATGCGTCCGGTTCTGTTGCGAACTTCTCGACAGAACTATCAAGACCGCTGGAGGCTTTAAAAGCTGGAATTGTTGCGACTCAAGCAAGTGGAACACCGACACCGAGTTCCCCTTTACAAATAAGCGGTTGGTCTCAAGTCGAAATCACTCATGCTGACGAAAATATGCAGACTATCGACAGCGATACAATTTCACTTGGCAACACCTATTTTGGTGGTTATGTAACGCAGGACAAGACAGGACATAGACAGCTGGTTGTAACATATTCAGCGTTGCTTGATATGGGTGATTTGACTTGGGCAAACCTTTCAGCTGGCGACAATATCTTCAGAGCAGTCGTGCCAAATTGTAAATTTCCCTCTGATACCGCAGACAGAAAGAATGGTTTTTTATGTTCAATTTATCCTGCGAGTTCGACTGTATCAATTAGTGCAAATAT